TTTTGTAAATTCATTTGCTATGATTTGATGATGTCCCATTTTATTTGGGTCATTAGTTTTACGATATATAAAGTCGGGCCATACTTCTTTCACAAAATATAAAAAGTTATCTTGACAAAGTTTTATATGCTCAATCCATTTCTTTTCTACTTCGAGCCTCAGTTTTTCTGTTGTCATTAAATCTGGCTTCATAATTATGTTATACACTACCCATATCGTTTCGCAAGTATTTACGCGTGTAAAACTTGCCCGTGACCTGCTCTCTGTGTGCGTACACCCCGTAAGCCGTGTGGGCTCTAAAATACGGCTTAATTGTGTTCTAAAGGTCAATGAGCCTTCTATTGTGTGGGCATGTGGGGACATAGTCCCCACATTTTAAAAGACTATCTATCTATTATGACTGCTAACTCCGAAAGATACTCCATTAATTTTTCTTTTAGTGCATTAGTAACATTACTGTTAGGATACTCTGCATAAATTTCTATAATAGCTTTTTCCATAGCACTACACACTAATTGATAATTAATTTGTTTTCTCTGTTCTTCAGTTAATGAGTTCCTTAATTCATTAAATCTTGAATTACTAGAAATAAGAGATTGATTGTTAATTAAGTCTAATACATTATTTGGCATAGTCATCAACCTCCACATTATCAGTAACAATAGTGACTGATGTTCTATCAACAAGATACTGTTCAGCAATATCCATATTCTCTTTTTGAAATCTAGTAGAATCGAATCTTTTAGCTTTCGTAATTACTTTTTGAATATATCCCTTTATATGTGGATATAATTTAAAAGTAAATTGTTCTTCATCTTTTAATATATCTTTTGCTAATGCTAAAAGTTTAGTTCTTTCTTTTTTATACTTTTTATAGTTAATATCAGCAATCGCAAATTTATACATTATTTCTTCTTTTGCTAATACTTCGTTTTTAAGTTTAAGTTTTTTCATTTTTTTTTCCTTTCGTTTAAGATTATGAATTAACTTACTTATAATATAGTAAATATTATCCGATAAATCAAGGAATAAATAAAAAGTTTTTTATTTTTTTTTTGTTGAAATGAAACTGGCGACCCTCTCGGAGCCAGTAAACCAGGTCATCATCTTACGCGTAACGGGAAACGGGAATGGGAACGGGCATTTCCCACCCGTGCGATCCGCGCGCTGCAGCTCCTCCTGTCACCAGATTCATCAGAAATTAAACTGTAATGGGAACGGGAACGGGGACTATGAGATATATAAAATAAAAAGAGAGATTGCTAAATATAGCAACCCCTCTAAAAAAAGTAATGGAAGGTCTAGCAAATTTGAAAGCCTCCAGATTCACGGCAGAAACGCATAAAGTCAATTACATTTTCTTCTGAAAATGGATAACTTGCGTTCCAATCATATTGGTTTTGTATATCCTCCCACTGTTGTTTAAATGGTTCAGGATATTTAACAGGTGCTAATTTTTCTCCTGTTTTTTCCCACACGATTTTTTCAAGCTCATTTCTTTTTTTCTCAAGAACTTTATTTTTTGCACTTGCTCGTTTCATCTTCTCTTGATAAAAACTCTCCACAGTTTTTACTCTTTTTGTTTTGAGTTCTTGTTCAAGTCTGTCAGCAATCTTTTGAGCTTTTTCTTCGCTTACTTCAAAGCCGTCATTATGATGCCAACTAGCTTGTTCATCTTCTGTGAACTCGTTACCCATTAACTGCAAAACATAATTTGCTAATGGTCTCCACCACCAAACATTATTTCTAAAATAATGACCTGGATTTTCATTATCAAATTTTTCTCTAGCTTTGAAGTATGCTTTCTTTTCTTCTTCTGATGGCTTTTTGTCCCAATTAATATTTGGTTCTTCGCCTTTTAGTTTTGGATTTTGTCCGTATAAATCAAATCCCATTTTTTCCTCCGTTTAAGTTAAAATTAAATTATACTATATATATCGGAGAGCACAACCTTTTTTTCAACCTGCAACTAAAAATTTTTTCGCCGAGTCAGGAGCTGGCGCAGCGAGCTGGAAACCTCAAACGCAAACCCACACCAGTCTTGCGAAAACGGGAACGGGATTTTCCAGCACCGGCAGGGCCGGAAAACTCCATTAGAAAAAAAAGCACCAGGATTCTACTGGTGACGGGAACGGGAACTCTCCAGCCCGTGCTACTCTTGCGGCTGCTGCAGCCAGCAAAAAAAAATGTTCCCGAAATCATACGATAACGGGAACGGGAACGGGAACGGGAACTAGATTTACTTTTTCTTTAACTTAGTAACATTTGGGTCTGAGTCGGGGTCTTCACGATGTTGTAAATGGGTAGTAATACTACCTAACAACATTCTTGTTGCTTCGTTGCTACTTGGTGCAGTGTCATAGGCTAACTCCGATAGAACATATTGAGTTGCGTAAATAAACTGCGGGACTTCAACATCGTGTCTAATATCCTGCATCAAGTCTAACATTTTGTCCTTAACCAAATTCAATTGCTTTTGTGTAGATAGTTTTCTTTTTTTTGTTTTACTCATTCGTCAAACTCCTTTCCTTCTTGTTGATGATTAATCATGTTTACAATGGTGTGTGCCAAGTAAGGCCATTTGCGGGAAAGACCCTCGCAAAAATCTACCCTTTGTTCATGGTTCATTCTTGCAAATGTTTCTACGAGTTCGTCAGCAGTTCCACAAAAATTACCTTGTCGATTATACTTCATCTTCATTCTCCTCTGATTCTGGTGTTATAACTCTTCGGTTAATTATATCTTGTATAAATTCAAGTACAGCTTTTAATTCATCTTTACTCAATTGAAAGAAATTTTCTTTTATTTCTGTTTGTAATTCTTTTATACTATTCATCGTCTTCTACCTTTGGGAAATGGTCAGGAGCTTTGCCGAAATTTTTCATGTACTCTTTTAGACCTTCTCTATTAATTATTAAGACACCCTCTTTTTTTACTTTTATAAAACCTTTTTCTTCAAAGTCCTTCATAGCTTCTATAAAGTGTGGGTCTTGTAACATTAGTTTTGTGATTTCATCCATTTTTTTCTCCGTTTAAGTTTGGTAGCGTGTGTGATGGTACTAGGAATTTTGTGCACGCCATCACATCTGCTACATTATTATAATACTATATTTATCGGATAAGTCAAACCCCTTTTTTTTATTGCCAACTCCAGCCCGTGCGATCCGCGGCCAGGTTTGGCAGCTCCTGGACCAATGATCCTTTCAAAATTATACGCAACGGGAAACGGGAACGGGAACTCCCAAAAAAACGGGGTTTCCAAATGTTGGAGAATCCATTTCCCGCTCCTGGCGCCTGCGGGGATGCGGCCCCAGGTCATCACGTGCCCAGGTAATTCTTACACGTAACGGGAACGGGCAACGGGCTCTAGGTAACTAGAGCCACAATTGCAAAAAATAGTATAATTAAAAAAGCTGCGAATACTCTTGGCATGACCATGCACAAGAGAAACACAAACATCAAAAAATAAAACATTAAAATTGCCTAATGAGCACACGACCCTCAGGTAAGTAACTAACCCAGGTCTGTCCCTCTAAGTCTTCTTTGCTTTCAATATCACTATAATCATCTTTTAATTGGTCAAAACTATTATACTCTGCATAGTCACAACAAAAACCGACAGGGTCATACTCGTTTTTGTTGTTGTCGTCTCTCTCTTCTTCCCATTCAAAGATTTGCTCCCAAGCCTCATAGCTAAATTGCTTCCAGCGTGAGTGCTGCCGCACCTGCTCCAAAAAATTTTGTTTATTTAAAGTTATTATCATTTTGTTTACCTCCGTTTAATATCGGATAATATACCACAGCGTCTAGAGATGTCAACAGGTGATTAAAAAAAATTACGCCGCACCATCCGGTCCGGAGCTGCAAACGCCAGGAGGGGTGAAGCCCAGAAACCTTAGGTTTTCAGAGGTTTTGTGCCGTTTCCCGCTGCGCTGGCACAGGGCCGGAAAAACCAGGATCACACGCTAGCGCGTTTTTTATTATGATAACGGGAACGGGAACCTCGTTTGCGGGGACGGGAACTCCGGGCTCACGAATCTCATACAGTTTTGGTGGTACATGGATGAGGGGCCAGTTCAAGATGTAAGAAACTCCACCAGCTCCTTTATATTTTAAATGCCATGCTATTTGATATTTAGAAACATTCAAATTCTTACCTTGATTTGCTTTTAATTCTAACCAAAAACTACAAGACTGATAACAGCAGTGAACATCAGGGATTCCGTTGATAGTAGAACTTTCTATCTTAGTAAAATGAGCACCAGGTAGTTTCTTTTGAAGCAGGTTAAGTTTTTGCCAAATTTTTTTTTCAGTTAACTTGTTTTTAACTCTCATTTTTATATTCAAAGTTATAACTGTTACTGTTTATAAACAATAATTTTGCACCATTTTTTATGTGAAAGTTATAAGCCATATCTGTTTTTGGTGACAAAGTAACATATCTTTTTGTTTTTAACATCGGTAATAGGCTATTAAGAATGATAGTTCCATACCCTTTTTTATAACTCCACAAAGTGTAGAAAATGGTGAACTCGTTTGTGTTTTTATTAGATAATTTTTTTAACTGCTCTACATTAATAGGAACATCAATTGTATTAGCTATACACACCACTGCTTTATTTTTAATTGTATATATCTTTCTACCTTGTGTAGTTCTAAATCTGTAACTTAAATTTTTCCGT